GTAAAGGTACCGTCGAGCCATAATTTGAAAGCATTAATCTTTCATTTCGAAGGGTACCAAGAGCAACAAGCACTCTATCCGCCCAAACTTTATTCACATTGTTTGTTTTTCCAATGTTGCCTTGAGCGTTAATTGTAAAAGGTAAACTTATTGCATTTTCAGAAATAACATTATTAATGCTACTTTGAGCAATTTGATTTTCTGGAGGGGTAGCATTTAATATAGACATTACTGGGCCTTCCATCTAGCTGAGTTTGGACCAAATACAAGGTCTTTAGAAGTAGTTAAAACGACTGAACTATTGAGCACAGGGGGAGTACTTAACTGAGTAGCCCCCACAATCCCGTAATTGGAAAGACGCTCCGTTAGATTAACGATATCTCTATTAGCACTTGAATTAAGCTGATACCCATTTAATTGAGGCTCACCTGTTCCATCAGACAAAACTTCCATATCTACGGTGTATTGGCCATACATAATAAAATTATGTGTAACTTCTTTAACTATCCAATATCCATTAGTTATATCACCAGTTCCATCTACTTGAATAAGACCATAAGGTGTACACCTATAATCTCCAAGACCTTTAATTTTTGCAGGAATAGTAAACCGACTTTTTTGAGATAAATCAGACGCAAGATTAACTGAGTCTTTTTCAGAAGGAGCTACTTGGTCTGTTCTATATTCTTGAAATAAAACTGCAGAAGTAACTTTCCTAAGGTCATTACCTACGCTCTTAGGGGAAGCTGTAGCTACATGAGTTGTAGAAGTAAGAGGGTCTACCCCTCCGGATGTCATCGATGTTCGAAGACCAGTTTCTGACTCTACGTAATCTCCTTTAGTAACTCGAAAGGAGGTAAGAGTTCTATCTTGTAAGTTTTGACTATCCAAACCTATTGAGGCATCTTTTAATGAAAATAAAGGGATAGACGTAGAATTTTTTGAAATAATGCTGTCTAATTTTCGGAAGTGTAGAGTGGCATCTTCCATATAAGCAACATAACCTAACCTGTCAGCTTGTTCTTGAATCCATGACCAGTAAGACTGCCCTGTTAAAATCAATTGAGAAAATACTCTAGGGTGTGGGTCAATTACTGCATTAAATCCAAATTCTGATGCAAGTATTTTAATAGCATCAGGAATAGTACTTTCGATAAATACTCTAGTAGCACGTTCTTTAAGAGGGAAGGATGTTCCTACACAAACTACTTCCATTTGACCATCTTGGTTTGCCCGAGATGAGCTAGCTACATAGGAAACGTACCCATACCAATTTTTTGTATGGGAGTACTGTGTCCAACTAAACAACAGCGGAGTGCCTGTTTGAATAGCGTCCGTATATTCGGGGCCAGTCTGCTTAAAAGATAGCCGTAAAACATCGTGATTACCTTGACTTTGAAATAAAGTCGCCTCATAAGGTTGCCGAGTAATCGTAGGCATAGAAGGAACACTTATAAAAAACTTTGTACCTCTAGTAGAGGCTTTACTAGCGTCACGTTCTTCTGGATGCAAGTTAGGCACTAGGAATCCTAAGTACTGTTCCAGGAAGGATATTAAAAGGGTTACCTATTTCTGGGTTGTAATCCATAAGCTTCCACCACAAATGTGAGTATCCCATGTGAATACGCGCTACTATGTCTACCCGGTCAGATTCTTTCCAAACATAAAAGTAAAACTTAACTTTTTTAATAGGAAAATTACGGTAAACAACGACAGGGTACTGCTTAGTAATTGCGTTGTACTCTTTAGTAATATTGCCCGAAGCATATCTACTATCTTTAAAAATCATGTTAATTCCTAGAGGGACTCAAAGTCAGGGACAATAGTAAAGGTAATATCAAGTGTGCTCCAAATAGGAACCATTCTTTGGTCAAATATTTCGTGATTTACAGTTACACTGGTGACCATTCCCACGTAATGAAGTCTTTTACCCAAAATTACTTCTACTAATCGTCCTGAGACATACCCCAAGTCGGATGTAACATCTCGATATTTTGTTTTCATTTTGTAACCAAGAGTGGCAGCTAGCAACCACTCAACGTCATACATGGTTCCATATTCCCAAATGCGTTCTTGGTCGGCAGTAGTTGGGTGCTTACCCCCATAAATAGCCGGAGATACTCCAGCTTTAAGGTGCTTTGTTGTTGGGTCATAATACGCAAAATCTGCAATCCTATTAATAGGAATGTTGATGCTAATAGAGCTTTGACTCAATGCCGAACCAGCTGGATGAAAAGGGTCCAAATTTGCGGCCTCAAATCCTAAATCAACTTTTGGTTGACCAGAGTACGTAATAGCAAACTTTGCAGGGTTGTAATGAAATTGGAATCCATAACGTCCCTCTACCTCAACAGCTGACGCGCCATCTTTACTGGGTAAAATTCCTGCATTATTAGCGGGGTCAGAAGGCACGAAAGTAACAATCATTCCTTTATTTTGACCCGGAGAAGAGAACTGGTTTGTTAATTCACTGCCTGTAATATTCTTTGGTAAGTCTGACTGTTGCCCTGTTTCCTTTGTAAACCTACTGTTGTGGTAAGCACTAAGTACCATTCCTACGTTATAGTCTAGGTCGGTAGAGGCGAGTACCACGCCGGTGTATATTATCGGTTTTGTAGGCTCAGGGTTACCCCCACCAGGCCCATTATTTGCATCATAAGTTATCCCCTTAGCTCCTGCTGCTTGCCAAGCAGCCTGACGTGCAGCTTCTGCTGCTGAGGCAGCGCCAGCACTACTAGTTCTATTCTGAGCAATATTTGCTGCATGTGTTGCGTTTAATGCGGTAGAGGTTGTAGCTGCCGCACTTGATAACCCATGGACTGTAGAAGTCGTGCCAGGAGATGCATGGAGCTGAAGTGAAGTAAGCCCATGGGTAACCCAAGCCCATACTGCTTGAGCGTCTGATGAAAATCCTGGCATTAGTTCTTACCCATTCTTGTTATCATGCTGTCATCCTGTAAATAGCCTTGAACAATTTTTGCAAAACGGCGAGCTTCTGCCTCAGACGCGGAAGCCACTGTGACATTAATAGTTACGTTATTTCCGCCACTTTTACCTGTGCTGATACCTTTTCGGCTATTACGCCATTGGTCAGCTTGCTCGGCAGTAAGGATAGCTTCACCAGAGTGTACGTTGACAGGTCCATCTTTAGCTACGTAAGGGTCACCCTCCTTAGCGTTGTAAGCTCCAGGAGCGTACCCCCCACCAAGACGAGAGCTGTTAGAGGGAGGAGTTATCCCATTGCTATTCTGTTTAGAACCAATACCAAGCGTTGCAACTGAGGTTCCAGATGACATATTAAGTCCAGCTAATGACCCTGCTTTATTTTTAGCACGAGAATCAATAAGCATATCTGTAGAAACAACTCCTCCTCCACTAAGGACTGCTCCAACGGTAGACCCCGCCGGAGAAGCTGCCGCAGCAGGGTCAGCAGATGAAGCAACTGTAGTAACTACCCCATTCAATACCGATGCAGGGTTAATACACTTACCTGAATTGTCATACACTCCAAAATGCAAGTGAGCACCAAGTGCCATTCCGGTATGCCCCGAAAGACCAATAATTTCTCCTTGAGCAACTGCTTTTCCTACGGTGCACCTAAAAGCAGAAAGATGACAGTACCAAGTAACGTACCCATTTGCATGTTTAATTTTTACAGTATTTCCGCCAAGACTATCTTGACCCACAAAAATTACGGTTCCTGCAGCAGATGCTCCTACTGAAGTACCATCAGGACAGGCAAAGTCAAGACCAGTGTGAAAGTCTGACTTACCATTCAACATACGAGGTCCGAATCCGTCCGTAGTTGGAGCACTTACTGGAGCCATGAACTTTACTGCCGTATCGGGTGACGCATTAGTTGCTACACCCATTCCTTGAGTGGTACCACCCGCACCTTTAGGCTTTTGTGCGTTGGCTATTCCACTTCCAGTAATAACTCCTAGTAAAGTACTCGCAACTCCAACTCCCGCACCAATAAGCGCCCCGGGAACTGCCCCTACTCCACCCGCAGGTAACCCTGCTATTCCTCCAACAACTGCGCCTCCTGCAGCTGCAGTTCCCAATTTTCCCCAAATGTCAGACCAAGGGTCGCCACCAGACATGGTCGTGTTATATGATTGAAACCCTTCAACACCTGCATTAACAGCCGCTCCAAGAACTCCTGCTCCTTTAGCAAACTTTCCAATTGTACCAAGTATTCCCGCGCCGCCAGCTAGCGCGGCTCCACCACCCGCAGCTCCCCTAACAGCTGCTCCCCCTACCATGGATGCAATCATTCCAATTACACCGCCGAGTACGTCTACCAAACCATTTGCAGATTTTCCAACGGAATCGAGTGCAGCGGCAGTACTAGTACTCCCAGCAAGAGTGTCGAAAACTCCTTTAAGCCGACCCACAATTGGGATGGACTCTTTCAAAATATTATTATAATTTGTAATATATGTAGCAGCTTCTTTTTGCGCTTTAATGTAGGTATCAGAAGCGGCTTGCATTAAGTCGGTGTTTGACCCATTAATGGTCATTCCTGCTTGTGCAGGATTAAGGTCTCCATTAGCTGTTTTAGCTGCAATAAGTTTTGCCATGGATTTAGGGTCTTCAAGGTTCAAGTTGTTACCCTTAGACTTTTCCAACATGTACTGTACAAACAACTGCTGCTGGTCTTGACTCAACCCCGAAGCTTCAAGGTTAGCCCCCAAGTATCCTCGCTGATAACTTCCCATAACATTTTCAGCAGTAAGTTTTGCTCCAGGAGTTTGCATTTTAGAAGCAAGTTGATTAAAAATTTCTCCTTGAGTAAGGGTAGCTCCAGTTTTATAATTGGATGTTTGTATTCCAAAGTTACGCTGTAATGTGGCAGACATTGAACCGGTTTTTAAACCAGTAATGGCTGAAACAGCGGCGCTATTATCCATGTTCAGATACTTAGCCGCGTTAGCAACACCTGCTACCGTACTAGTGTACTGCTGAGTTCCAAATGCAATTCCGCTTGCACTAAGTCGCTGAGCCACCATGGCGTCATTACCTACAGCAGTAAGCCCTCCTTGCATGCCATTAAAGGTGGCTTTTTGCATGGAAGACCGAGTAGCACCATTACCATTAGTTACAGCAGCATTGTAATACCCTGTTGAATACTTGATGGTTTCCCCAACATTGGGAAGGCCATTGTATACAGCTGAGCCAACTGCCGCCCCCATGGTAACGAGGCCCTTAAAGATAGCCCCAGCACCAGGCATGACGCTATTGCCACTAGTACCAGTTCCCCCAGTACCGCCACCACTTCCGCTACCACTACCGTTGCCGTTACCCCCGCCACCACCGACGGAGGTTCCTTTAAGGTTATTAGCTGCAGATTTAGAAAGACTATCAATCTTGGTTAAATTATCAACAACCAGTTTAAGCTGAGTATTGATATCAGTAAGATTGGACTTTACTCCGTCGCCCATCGGCATTAGGCTATCCCTTCGTTATAAGTCCATATGTTTTGGCAATTTCTAACCAATTGAATCGTTCTCTTTGGGTAAGTTCTTTAATATCTGCAAGATTCCAGCCTGGGTAACTCCGGGTAAGAGCTGCCCATTCGGCTAGAAGCTGTGGATATTGAGCGGTACTAAAACTGAAACAAACTTCCGAGGTTAATCGGAACCACCACTTCACCCGAGCAGTCTGGGCATTCGACTGTCACATCTTTAAATACGGGTCCAGGGTTACGCTTAGCAATCTCTTCACTAATTGTTCGACGGTCAACCACACCCATATTTTGAATACTATTTTTGCTGTAAACGACAGTTCCATTAATTTCCGTGACAGTACCTTGGAGAAGAATAGAGCTGAGTTCTGAAACAGTTTTTTCAAGATTTGCTTGAAGTTCTTTTTGTACGAGGCCATTAGGAAGAGTGACAGTGTACTCATCCTTTCTTCCCTGTACCTTGAATACTCGGTCTGCAATAGAGTCTTCAAGAGTCTTCATCTCAAGGTCTTTGAGAAGGTCAATTAGAACACCTTTACGCTCATCACATCCAGAACAGTAACCGTTAAGTTCTACAGGGTTACCAAAGGTAACTTGATGAATACCCAGCATGGCTGCTTCTCGGTCTCCCGCGAGCATGGTGTTAAGTAGCTCTTCCGTTGCGGGAAGTTCACCAATTTTTACCACACCTCGGGTAAGCACAGTATTGAGAAGTCTTCCAATGGTAGTTGCTTTAGAAAGAGCCTCCTCATCACGGCCTGTAAGCTCTCGTACCTCTACAGTCTTGATAACCTCCCCATCGGAGATAAATCCTCCGGGGAGTGTTACCAAGGTATCGATAGGAGCTTTAATCTCTGGTGCAACTTCTTCATTTTTTTCGACAGATGCCAAAGCCTGATTAATCAGGTCATTTGCTAGGGCAGGGTTTGCTCCCGCGTCCATAGTGTTTGTGGTCATGTGTTAGTCCTTATCGTAATGTTAGTTATTTAAAAATGGCTGCTTGTTGCGTGATATCTAGTCCTGTGCCCCAGTTGAGGTCAAATCCTTCATGGACCAAGGTCATTTGCTCAACAAAAAGGGCATTATCTCCTGCGTTAAGGTCAGAATATGCGACGCTTGTAATCCACGCATTGTAAACGTTAAAACGCATAGCAACATGGTCAGGTGAATCTACAGCAGTAGCTCCCTGACCTCCGGTGCCGGGGATAGGGTGGGTCAACACCTGAATCTCCAAATCCCAACGAAAATCATCTTTAGGAGTAAGAGTTCCACCACTACCCTGAACAGTACGAAACAATTTCTTCATTGCTTCCCAGTTAAACGATGTACCAAGAGTCACACCACGCTGAAGAGTAATCGGAGAAAAAGTTGTCTGTCCAGGAATCTGGTGAACAGTAGTGTTGTACCCACCTTCGCGGTAAGGAATACTATCAGTTGTTACTGATAATCCCGACACCGAAGTAAACCCCATAGGCATTGCGCCATAAGTAGGTGCACCAGCAGCGTCAAACCCATGAGGTTTGATGATAACCAAGAATCTAAAGTTCCTGATTGGGTCGGTAATCAGAGATGACCGGTTATTAAGAACGGTTGCCATTATCTTTTTTCCTTAGATTAGTTGGAGGTCATTTGGCTAAGAGTGATGACGATAAACTCAGCGGGGTATTGAAGAGCTACGCCCACAGAAATATTTACTTCACCCGCAGCAATAGTTGTGGGAGTGTTATTTTCGGTATCAATCTTTACAAAGAAAGCCTGATTTTCAGTAGACCCTTTCAACCCACCCAAATTACGGTAGGAATTGAGGAATGTACCAATTGCTGTAGTCAAACGTGACCAAAGAATTTGGTCATTGTTTTCAAAAATTGCAAACTGAGTAATCTCCTGCAAACGACGCTTAATGTAAAGAGTCGAGCGACGAGTGCTTACGTATCGGTTAGCCGTGTTGTCTTGGTTGAGTGTACGTGCACCCATGACTGCTAAGCCAACTCCGGGAACAACACGAATTGCATTGATGGGGCTGGGTGCTCCGGAAGGTGTGGAACCTTGACCAGAATTAAGTCGGTCCAGTTCGTCATTAGTCAAAGACTTTTCAGGGCTAACAGCACCAGAAATAGTTGTACTAAGACCAGCAGGAGCTTTGAAAGGACCAAACTGGTTATCCATAGCGATATAAGTTCCAGCAACTGCTCCTGAAGGACCCACCAAGCGAGTAGATGACGCATTACGCCCCAGCGGGTCAGAGATGTTTACATTGGGGTAGTAATATGCTGCGTTAGAGTTAGACCCAATAGTTTTAACATATGTCAGAGCAGCGTCTACAGACAGTCCAGGGGCTGTATCAAGAACTGCAAACCAGTCATTATTGACTGCTGCTGAGGCAAGATACCCCTGAATAGCTACTGGGTCACCCGCATTAGCTGTCATATAGCTGAAAATTCCAGGAGCAAACAGCACAAGAGTTCGGTTTACGTTTACAAAATCAGGTAGTGCAAGGTTAAAGTCTCCGATAGCAGGAGTCGCACCATCTGCTCCGGTGGCCAAAGCAAGCAACGTCGATACTGGAGTACCTGTTCCTGTAGTAACTGTCATAGAGATATACGCGGACTGTGCAAGCACCGTAGGTGCGTAGTCGCTCGATGTAGGCAAGTCAAAACGAACGTTAGACCAAAGTTCTACAATAAGGCCAGGAGTTTGAACGGAGTCAGTAGGGGCAACTTCTTTGTAAACTACTAAGTTGTAGTAGTTAGAGACACCGGTAGATGAGATAGCCACTCGAAGGAGGTTACCGTCAGCGCCAGGATTTTTCGCAGTAATAGTTCCAGAAAAACTACCCGTACCTGTAACAGCGATGGTAGCTGATACAACACTTGTGCTAGCCATTACTCGCCGAACATACAGCTCAGTTCCACCATTGGCAAAAAACTGACCTACTCCAAAGGTAGCGGGGTAAGCAGCGTTATAACCGCCAAAGGTTTGTACAAAATTGTACCAAGAGGTTACAAGAGTAACCGCTACAGGACCCTGTGCAAACTGCCCAATAACGGCACCTGCAGCATTTGCAGTACCCGTAGTAGGAATCGGCGCAGGGAGAAGGCGCTCTGTTACATACACGCCGGGACGACCAAATGTGGTTGCCATTATTTCTCCTTAGATAATTGTTTTAAATATGTAAAGTATTACGAGATGGTAAATGCGCCGGGGCCTGTAAAGTAGGGGTTACCAGTACGTCCCTGAATTTGGGTAATATCTGGGTTACTAACCACCACCGAAGAGGCTTTATACAGGTTGTACAACTGACCCTGAGGTATCTCGCTAGAAACACGCACAGTTACAGCATTGACATAGAGGCGCTTTGCCTGTTCAGTCACATCTCGCTTTGAGACGTTTTCGACGTCCATTCTCCGGATGGTGTTATCATCCAGTTCCAGGGCACCAAATCTTGGGGGAAGTTTCCCATACATGAGCTGAGCGATAATCTCTCGGTCATGACGGGGGTGTCGGGCATATGTAGTAATCTGGTAATCAATTGTTACCGGTACCGGCATATTTGTAGTAAAACTCTGGTTTGAAGCTAGTCCCGAAGGAGCCATATATGAAGGAGAAACAATTCCTCTCATTTCACGGCTGGGGTCACGAGCTACTTCAATCATGTCAATAGTGACGTAAGGGTACGCTTGAGTTCTAATTTCTTGGTCGGGCTGTCCATAAAAAACACCAACTTGACGAGGAGTGGAGCTTCCCGTAGCTTTCTGGTCAGTAACAGTCATACCCATAAGGCGTTCCCGAAGAGCTTTATCTTCAGCTAAAAGAAATGTCATAGCATTCCTTTCAAATGAGTTTCAAGGTTTGAAATGAATGCTTGTTCTGCTTTTGGAGAATTACGAGAGTATTTGCGAAGGGCAGCTGTGGGAGGGTGTTCTTCATCACCAAACTCATGAATAAAAGCAGCATCTCGATGCTTACCCTTAACAGCGACAGAAAACTCGCCATCTTTATACTCAGCTTTGACGGCGTTAGTTGCTTCGGGAGACCATCCGTGAGCATGAACATGGCTCTGAGCCTCAGAGGTGACAGCACTTTCGGTAGACTTAGCGGCATGATGAACTGCTGCAATTATGTGCTTCATTCTTTACCACCTACCTTTACTGAAATAAGCTCAACAAGACCTGAGACTTGAAGCACCATAACAGGTGTACTCATTTCGCAAAATCCCCTTACGAGGCGCAGGTCTAGCAAAGCTAGGTGGTGTCCGCATGAACACCTACACTACTAATGGTAGAGAAAAGGCTCCCTTTTGGGGAGCCTTACTCTAATTACTTTTTAAAGTTAATTACTAGCGGTGTTTAGCTGTTTTTTTAGCAATAGCTTTAGGTTGAGGAACAAACTGCTCTCCATTTTTATTTCCCTTGGCTTTAGCTCTATTAGTAGCAGCTTTTTCAGAAGGAGTTAAGTCTTCCCACGCTTTCTTGGGAAGGTACCTTTTTTTTCCTTTTGAGGGTTTACCATCTGAAGTAGTCCAAGCTTCTTTAGTCCACTTATCAAGTGATTTTTGAGGAGCTGCTTTTGGCATTACTTGTAGCCACCTCCAGCTTTTTTATATTCAGAAGCTAATAGTTGAGCTTTACGAGCAGACCATTCACCGGGGTCTCCCCCTTTAGTTCCGGCTTTAATTCTTTTAAAAATTTGTGCCCTCAAAGCCGGTTTGGTGTAATTTCCTGCTTCATTAACTTTTGACTTTTTTTCAACCATTATTTACTCTTACTACTATTGCTAGCTCGAATACTTGCTGCTTTTTTCTTTGCGTCTGCTTTTGAAGATGCTCCCCATGCTTGAAGAGATAACAGTAGGCGCGTAGGTTCTCCGTTAGGCTTTCTTTCAGGACCAGGGTTACCTGACATGCGACTAAGGAAAGCCGCACGTCGAGGATTATTTCCCGACTTCACTGGTGCCTTAAGGTCTGACCCAGGGTTTGCTTTTTCGTAAGACTTGCGTCCTTTTTCATTAAGACCACCTTTAGCGTTCTTGCCTTCTTTACGAGACCAAGCAGCCGTCTTATTTTCTGTCATTAACTTACTTTTTTCCCGCCTTGATACGACGAGCAAGCGCCGTATCTTTTTTGGTGTCTTCTTTTCTAGTAAGGTTTTTATTCTTGTCCATTTTAGCGTCTGCCTTTTGGAATTTAGCCTTTAGAGCTGCAGGCATACCTTTGGTTGTCTTAGCATCCTGCTTTTTGTCAGATGCCATTCTTGCCTTACATGCTACACATTTACCGCATTTGCACATCGCCATTATTTTTTACCTTTTCCACAGGTACAGCTTTCACCGCACATTAGTTAACCTCCATATTTAGTTGTACTTACTCTTCATTTCGTGAACGTTGCACGGCAGACCGTAATTGGTCTTGACGACTACGCTCACGATTAGGTCGGTTGTCTTGAGGAGATGCCGCACTACTACGACGAATTTCAACCATAGCTTTATAGTAATCTTTGTTTTCTATCTTGTGTGCTCTTTTAGGAAGAGTTTTTCCTTTAGGAGTTTTCTTAGCAAATTCTTTTGCAACCTCAGGTTTTTGTGACCAAAGGTATTTACGTTGAGCTTCAGACTCAAATGGCAT